ACCCAGCGGCTGCAAATTGGATCAAAACAAGACTAGGTAGATAACATGGCTGAAGCCCTAGAGCTATCGTCAGCCAATCGTATTAGGCAACTGGCAGGTATGCCAGTAGAAGCAGAACCACCACCGAAGCTAGAAGAACCACCAGCGTGGAGTGAGATCAAGGCTTCCGAAGATTACAAGACTCTTACCTATCCAGAGCAGGTTGACCTGGCTCGCAAATGGGGTACTGAAACCAAACAGTACGCATCCACGCTTCCAGACTATACACCAGAACAAGATGTTGAAATTGATGATTTTGTAAACAAGGAGGCTGTTGACGTTCCAGCTAATGTAAAGGCGGCTGCGTTACGCGCTGGGCTAATTAAGGGATCGGCATCAGTTATGGGTGGAATTGCTGGTGGTCTTGGCGGTGCTGTAGTTGGCGGACCAATTGGCGCAGTGGTTGGTGGAATTGGTGGATCAATTGCTGGTGGAGAAATGGCAGAAGCTGGTTTGCAGAAGTTTACACCTAAGACAGCAAGGGCGCGTGAGTTTGCGCCAGGTTACGCTGCTGCTGGTCAGTACGCGCCAGAGGTTGTTATGGGTACGGTTGGTGCAAAGCAATTAGTCCAAGCTGGAAAAACATTGTTCCAAGAACTTGGCGCAAGGAGGGCAGCACAAGAGTTGGGTAAAACAATTGCTGTATCAGCAGCTGGTGGTGCTGGAGTTGGCAGTGCTGTTAGGGCAATTACTGGCGGCGAGGTTACGGCAAGAACAATTGCTGAAGACGCATTGTTTAATACTCTTTACGCTGGTCTTGGTAGTGGGTCTAGGGTTAAGGGATATAATTTCAACGAGTTTAAAGATTTGAATTATAAAGTTAAGGGTGGCAAAGCAACGCCTGCTGAGGTTCGTGATTGGCAACAAATCCTTAACGAAGCACAAAGGACGCAAGCAACTGGAGTTGAGCGAGCCAAGCGTACCGAGGTTCAACTCGGTGGTAGGACTGTTCTTGATAAAGTAAATCTTGAGGTTGGTGCGCAAAAGCCTGGTCAACCAGAAGTTCGTCCTTACTACGAACAACAGCTACAAGCACCATCGCTTCCAGAAACAGTTTCAACGGAGATTCAGCAAGTACGCCAAGAGCGTCCGATTAAGCAGGCTACTGTAGTCCAGCAAGAACAGTTACCAGAAGCAGGCGTACGTGGAAACGTACGTGGAACGCAAGCTGATACGGCTGCGATGCAACGGCGTGGAATTATCACTCCGATGCAGGAAAGCCTAGTCGATCTTAACGATCCAGTTCCGAAGACAAACGTATTTACTACCGAATCCCAGGGAATCAATCGTGAAGCCATTATTCCAGACACTCGCGGATTGCAAGGCGAGATTGTACGCGAAGGTCCGATTGTCACGCCAAGAACGCAGTTGCCTAGTGGCGAGAGGTTGGCGTTGCCAGCCGAAGGTGAGTTTAGGCCGACAAGAAAAGCAGAAGAAGCAGCCGCAGTAATTGAATTAGAGAAAGGTATGGAGGATAGGATTAGGCAATCTCCGCAAGGAGCGAAAGGATTGGCAACTGAACTTGAAGCTGGAAAGACAACCATCCCTCGACCAATGCGTGGCAAGGCTGGTGAGGCTGGGTTCATTGTATCCGATGTGCAGGAAGGTGCGGCCAAGGTGGCGCAAAAGTGGCTTACCACAGAAGGCAATCTTCCAAAAGAGATGTTCGACATTATGGAGGCCAAGGGATCGCGCACGCAGGCGATGCTGAAGCAGATTGATTTTACGCTGAAGGATCTGTCGAATGCAGCTAGGGAGCTTAATGGCAAACCTAAATTAACTCCAGATCAATCGCTCCAAGTCGATCAGTTCCTGCGTGGTTATCTACCAGCAGAGAATCTTCCAGAAGCAATCAGACCTGTAGCACAACAGATGCGCCGTCAGCTAGACAATCTATCGGAAGGCTTAATCCAATCTGGCGTGTTTTCGCAGGAAGTTGGCCCTTCTGGAATGAGCAAGGCTGACATTATCAGAATGAATAAAGGCGAGTATCTGACTCGTTCTTACGAGAAGTTTGATAATCCTAAGTTCAATGTTGAACTTCTAAAGAAAAGGGATCTAGCCAAGTATACCCAAGCTGAAACATTTGTTCGCAATGAGCTAAAGGCTCAGAATCCAAGCATTACCGAAGAAGAGGTGCAGGGCAGGATTAGAGAGATAGTCGAACAAGGCCGAGATAAGCCAATGGAGTCAATGATTCAAGCCTCTGGAATTGGCAAGAAGCTTGGGATTACAAAAGCAAGACAGGATATTCCAGAGCAGATCAGATATTTGATGGGAGAATACAACGATCCAATCATCAATTACGCTAGGTCGGCAAGCAAGATGATTAACCTACTCCAATCCCAAGAGCAGTTGAACAAGCTGAAGGAATTTGGTATCGCAAACAAATTGTTCTTTGAAAAGCCAACTGGAACTGCTGTTAAACAGATTGCTGCAGATGGTTCTGACACGCGCTCACCACTAAATGGACTTTACGCAGAGCCAGAACTTGTGGATGCAATTGAAAATTTTGAGATGATGCACAAGGGTGGAACATTGTTTCAGTTTTATTCAATGGCGAATGCCTGGGTCAAGTGGGGTAAGACAGTTGGAAGCATCCAAGCTCAGTTTAGGAATCCAATTTCAAACGTATTGATTGAAGTTGCCAATGGAAATGTGTCATTTGGAGGAAGCTTGAAACCACTTAGGTCTGTTTTGGCTGAATTTGGAGTTCCAAACATGGATACGAAAGAAGGTCGAGCTTATCTGACTAGAGCAACACAACTTGGACTTTATGACAATACTGTTTTAAATGAATTTTCCCAAATACTTAAAGATGCCCAACAATACAAAGGATCAACAATTGATTTTGCGGAAGACCTGGTTGGGAAGGTTGGGAAGGGTGGGAATATTGCAAAAAAAGGACTTGCTGCATTAAACAAAACATATCGTGCTGGAGATAATTTATTCAAATTGATGGCTTGGGAAAACGAAACAAAGCAATTGATGAATGGAAGAGGATTGTCACGACAAGAAGCAGAAGTAATAGCAGCCGAGCGTGTAAAAAATACTAGGCCAACCTATTCTCGCGTTCCAAGAATAGTTAAGGCATTAAGGCTTCAACCATTTTTTGGTAATTTTATATCTTGGCCTTCTGAAATGTTGAGAATTATACCAAATACACTTAGATACGCTGGCGAGGATTTGAAAACTCCTGGGATGCGTAGATATGGATTTAATAGATTGATTGGCATTCTTGCAGCAACAACTGCAACGGTTGCAATAACAAGGCTCGGCATGTGGGCAACTGGATTTAACGACAGGAAGATGCAGGCTTTAAGACGTTTTGTTGCACCATATCAAAAGAATGCAACGCTTATGCCAACTGGATCAGATAATAAAGATGTTGGTTATGTTGACATTTCATACACAGATCCATACGAAGTATTCAAAGGACCAGCTTTTGCAGTTGCATCTGGAAGAGATCCAGAAGAGTCAATACTTAATGCAACAAAAGATTTTCTTGAGTCTTATATTGGTCCAAGCATCTTGGCGAATTCAATTGCTTCTGCAATTTATGGTAAAACTCCTCAAGGCAGAGCAATTCGTAATCCACAAGACACGACTCTTGATCAGACATTAAGTACAATCAATTATTTGTGGAGGCAAAACGAGCCAGCAACAGTTTCACAGCTTCGCAGAATTCGATATGCCATAACTGGTGAACCAGACACAACCGTTTCCAAGTATGGCCGTATCTACAAGCCATCCGAGGAGTTATCCGCGCTATTCGGTATCCGTCCGCAATCCATCAACGTATCAAAAGCACTGGAGTCGAAGGCATCCAGGTTCAATACTGATATGGCTGATGTAGGCAGAATCTTTACCGAAACCTATGGCGCGGTTGGCAATGTTCCAGAAGCCAGGGTGCGGGAGCAATTCGCTAAAATGGAGAATCGCAGAAGGGTTATGTTCGATGAGGCAAACAAAGATTTTCACGCTGCTATGTTACTTGGTCTGTCTAGGTCGGAAGCCATCTCTGCAATGCGTGCTGGCGGTATGGGCGTTGATAACGCCTCTGCCATAGCCAACAACAGGTACAGGGACTACAAGATCAGCAAGTCACTCACAAAGAGTATGAGGCGCGAGCTATCTCCAGAGGAGATGCAAAAGCGTCAAGAGATAGGCCGAGAGCTTATGATGCAACAAGGAGAGTAAATGGCTAAATTTGACATCTCTGGATCAGCGTCACGCCAAACTGGATTAAACCAGCAGGATCGTAACAACGCGATCCGTATGGAATTTGAGCCTTATACAAAACCACCACAGCAACCACCAGAACAGGCCGCGAGGATAGAACCTATGAGCGAATATGTTAAACCACCTACAGCACCAGCGCAGCAACCCTCTGGCGCGCTTCCATTACCATTGCAAACGGTAGAATGGGAGGGTCGCAAGGATAAGCAGGGTAATCTTGCAGTCTACAAGTTGCCAACTGGAGATATGGGTGGAAACTATGAAGTAGCTGGAATCAATGACCGATACCATCCAGAAGCATTCAAAGCCATCTCATCGCTCCCAGCGCAAGAAAGAGCGAAGGCAGCGGCAGAGTACATCCAAGGATATACCGCGCCTCTCGTTGAAAAACTCCCTCAAGCACTCCAACCATTCACGCAGGATCTCGCGTTTAATCGCGGGCTGGGCGGTGCAACGAAATACATCCAGCAAGGATTGAATACGCTGGGGCAGAAGGTGGCTGTGGATGGTGGGCTTGGTCCTAAGACATTAGCCGCAATCAACCAGGTTGAGCCAAGAGCGTTGATGCGTGCTGCAAGCGATGCTCAATTGCAGTATGAGTACAATATGGCTGAACGCAACCCAGCCAGAAAGAAATTTATCCCTGGCCTAGAGGCTAGGATTAGAAATAGATTGTCAACCTTTGGGCAAGGTTAACGGCTTGCCCAGGATTGCTTAAAGATAGTAGCTCCAGAAACAATACCTACGGATTGACCAACAAATACATTACGAGCCTTTACTTCCGAAGTATTATATCCAACAAATGAATCACCAGCGCGAACTACTGTTCGGTTTGCTGAAACATAGCTATCTCCAGCTTTTACATAAACTCCGTTTGGCGTGAAATATGTATCACCAGCTTTTATTATTGCGCCTTGTGTTCCTACCGCAACATTCCCAGCAGTTGCGCATACTCCATCGCCATCATAAACTCCACCAACAAAATCATTCATTTCTTCTTCAGCCATCACCGATGCTACAAGCATCGCCGTCAATGTCATAGTTATTATTGCTTTCATTGGGAAAAGTCTCTAGGACAAACCGAAAGCCGTCAAGCATGAAATTAACATCACGCCAAGTTGGAGCAGTAGGTGTTGCTCGCGTCACAGGCGCGTTGCTGCGGTGCGGGTACAACGTGCTTACGCCTTACGAGGATTTTGCTGGGTATGATGTAGTAGCCGAAAAGAACAATAAATTTTTCCGCATTCAAGTTAAGACCGCACAAGCCATAGAACCTGGGCGAACCAAGTACCGCTTCACTACCAGCAGTGGCAATGGGTTTAATATCCCCAAGCGCGCCATCAGTGGCGTGGATTATGTGGCGTGCTGGGGCATGAACGATGATCTGTTCTGGCTGTTACCAATTGCCAAGTGCAAAAGCATAACAACTAAACTTTGCCCATCGACAGGCCAGAACTGGCGTGTATTCCAAAGCTTGTGAACGAGAAAGAAGCTTGGGCTAAGTTTGAGGAAGGGCTAAAGGATGCAGAATCCTTTGATGAAGCTGTTGCCTGGGTAAAGAAGAACAAGAAGATAGTCGAGAAGCTGACTATGATGGCAATGATTAGACGATTTAATGATGATATTAGCAGAGCTAATAAGACTTGGCGTAATTAAAATAGATTAAAATACATCTCGACACTGGTATGGGTTGACAGCTAAACCCAACCAATGGGCAAAATCAATAGTCGGGCTAAGGGCGCAGCGGGTGAGCGCGAGTTAGCAAACTACCTGCGTGAGCAGGGCTGGCAGAAGGCTCGCCGTAGCCAACAGTTTGCGGGCAATCCAGAGGGCGGTAGCGGTGATGTGGTTTGCGAGAACTTTCCTTTCCACATCGAAGGCAAACGATGCCAAGCACTCAAGCCCGAAGAGTGGATGGAACAATCCAAGCGTGATTGTCCCAAGGGCAAGATTCCATCTGTATTTTTCCGCCGTAACGGACGTAAAGAATGGCTGGTCATACTTACCGCCGACAGCGTGTGCGAATTAGCTCGACAGATCGCGCCTGCAAATGTGAAGATTGAATATGTACCAAGCAATCCTATGTCAACCACAGTCGGTGCTGGATTTTGGGTGCACAATCAAGAAGAACTTACCCCATACATACAACCAAAACTAAACCCAAACAAATAAAGGAGATACTAAAATGGCACTAACCATAAGTGAATCGCAGAAGATGGAACGCAAGTTGCCCGAAGCTGGTGCAACTGTTGGCGTTCTCTACAGCCTAGTCGATCTAGGCCACCAAAAGACTAATTGGGACAACCAGGAGAAGTGGACACCTAAAGTCCGCCTAACCTTTGAGTTGCCCGATCAAACCGATGAGTTCGAAGTCGAGGAAAATGGCAAACGCACCACAGTCCAAAAGCCGATGGTCGTTAGTATCGAGCAGACCCGCAGCCTTGGCGAGAAAGCAAGCTTGCGGAAACTGCTTGAGCAGTGGAGAGGCCAGACCTTCACATCCAAGGAACTCCAGGCATTCAGCTTGAAGAACCTTCTTGGCAAGCCCGCCATGCTGACCCTCATCCACAAGACCAGCCAGCAGGGTCGGCAGTATTGCGCCATCGCAGGTGCATCCAAGCTCCCTAAGGGAATGAAAGCACCAGCTACCACCACCAACGATCAGTTGTACTACGAGATCGAGCAGGGTGAAGCTGGGCAGTTTAACGATATGCCCGATTGGTTGCAGGAGAAGATCCGAGCATCCAAGGAGTTTGCTACCGCTGCTGGCAAGTCCACGGCCACTAAGGTCGAGGTGGACGCAGACGGCAACCAAGTGCCATTCTAGGTTATATGGCACTTACTATTACAAGTAAGTGGGATAGCTCCTCGGCTAGTTCCAGATTGGTCACTGTTGAAAGCAGCGGCCACTGGTACGATGCCGAGGGGCGATCTGCCCACGTTATTTTGGGGAAGAATGGTAAGGAAAGAAACACAACTGTTGCTGACGCGCGCAAGATGGGATTGCTCCCTAGCGTTACTAGCGTGCAGTCAATTTTGGAGAAGCCACAACTTACGGCTTGGAAAATTTCCACAGCCGTAGAGTCTGCGCTTACTCTACCAAAGGAGGAAAATGAAACACTCGAAGAATACGCAAGAAGGGTCGTTGAAGACAGTAAAGCACAAACCAAGAAAGCCGCAGAACACGGAACGGCAGTCCATACCGAAATGGAAAATATCCTTTTGGGACGTAGTTGCTCCACAGATGAAGTCCTTAAACCCTACATCGAAACCTTTAGAAAATGGGCAAGTGAAAATGTCGAGAAAACGCACTGGTGCGAAAAGGCCTTGGTCGGTCCTGGTTACGCTGGCCGATGTGATGCCTACGTCCGACTAAAGGGAATTGGGGATGCTGTCATTGACCTAAAAAATCGTAAGATTAACAAGAAGTATAACACGCCTCCATTTTATCCAACCGATGCGCAACAGCTTTGGGCGTACCGAAACGCCTGCGAGAATCCAAAGGCAGCCTGCGTGTCGGTTGTTCTGGCATCCAATGATCCAGAATACATAGAGCATCATCAGTGGGACGAAGACGAACTCTACCAAGCTGGAATTGCCTTCTGCGCAATGCAGAAAGTATGGGCTTGGGTCAAAGGTTACACGCCTCCTGGGATGAAATTATGATCGACCCAGCAGATGTCTTATGGTTAGAAGGATTACTGGACGAATTCTATAGGAGGCTTGCAAAATGACTGCGCCAACAATCCAAGAGATGGGTCTTGCCGCGCAGGAGATAGTCTGGCGCGTGATGGGTAAAGGATCAGACAAGTCTTGTTATGGCGATTGGCTGGAGAAGGATAGGCCGACCCATGATTACCATATTGCCAGAGCCATTCGTCACCTAGCCACAGCGCAGATGCAATTGCACAAATCATCGCCTTGTCCAGACAATAACGGTGAAACAAGTATTGACCACCTTGAACGTGCGCTGGTACGATGCCTGTTCACGTTGGCACAAATAAAGAAAGAGGTAACAAGACTATGAGATGGATCAAAAAAGAGTTTGACGAAAACGGCAAACCAGAGTGGGCGGTTTACATAGACGAAGTTGGCGAAGATAACGAAGAAAATTGGTCGCACTTTGATACCTATAGAACCAGAGACGAAGCAGTCGAAGCCTGCTGGAAGTACACCTGGGAAGACTACGATTGCAGCGACAAATGAAACAAGCATTAGTCACACAATCGTTCGGTGATGATTGGCAGAAGATTATTGATCTGACTAGGCCAAGGATGGAGGCGTACTGCAAACTCCATAGCACTGACTTCATTCTGATTGACAAGCCACTCACGCATCCAGCGCAGTATTCCAAGTCTGCGATTGGAAACATTATGGCAACAAAAGGCTATGACCAGGTGACATTCGTTGACGCTGATGTTTTGATTGCAAACGATTGCCCGAAGCTATCCGATGACGCTGGGTTATTCTGCGCCTTTGACGAAGGAGCTTATCTGGACCGCAAGCCAGATATGGTGAAGCTGGCTGGTGCATTCGGAGGAGTGATTGAACCTAAGTTCTATGTCAACACTGGCGTGTTCGTAGTTCATACCAAGGCCGTTGGTATATTATCAATGCCTCCAATCGGATTACATCCGAATCACTTTGCCGAGCAGACCTGGCTCAACGTGATGGCGCACCTATGGAACATTCCGCTTACCGATCTTGACCCCTCCTTCAATTGTATGACCAGCGTTGAGTCGCACTTTGGTTTGGACCGCTACAAGGACGCAATGATTATTCATTACGCTGGGCAGTCAAACGATCTGGTTAAGTTAGCTAACCAGATTAAAGAAGACGAAGCGAAGCTGGTGGGGCTGGGTCGGTGAGGTCAACCCAGCTATGTCGCGGTGACTACGATGACAGAGTGCAGCAGTTGGCTGGTGAGGTTGCGCTCCAAGCTATCCGCGACCTGCGGATGTTACGCAAACGAGGGATGGTTAAGGGTATGAAGATTGTTAAGGATCACACAGGCGTGCCACTCAACGATGCGCTGGAGTATAAGAACTCGCACGAAGTGCAGAAACTACTGCGTGACTTTAAGACTGGTGTTGTCTCCTGGTGGTGCAGAGCAAGCGGGGTGCAGATTGATAACCGCACGTTGCTACGAAAACTAAAGGAAAACGACTATGTTCTGCCTACTTGATATTAAAGGAATTGTTTGGGTAATAAGTTTTTTTGTGCTTTACAGTTGGATCACTTTGTCCGCAATCTTTTGTGCCGTTTTTATTATATTCAAATTGATTGATTTTATAAGAAAGGAACTGGAATTATGAATGAGTTTAAGCAGAAGGTTTTAACCGCAACAGTTGATCGCTACGTCCTAACCAAGACGCAGTGCGAGATGTTGCGCCAAGATGCAGAAGTGATCGGGATGAAGCGTGCAACTGTATTGAAGAAGGATGGCACTACGCGCAGGTCGTTTGCTAGGAGTTGCTCGTCCTGCTGGATTCCTTACGCACAACATAATAACTGGATCTACAACATCATGCGGGAGATTACTGTAAGCATTAACGAAGAACACTGGAGGTTTGATATTAGCGGCGTGCAACAGTTGCAGATTCTAAAGTATAATCCACTCCAGCAGTTTTGGTGGCACTACGATACGTTTACTGGATCGGATCGTAAGCTGACTGCGGTGGTTAATCTTTCCGAACCATCCGAATACTTAGGCGGTGGCCTGCAAGTAAAGGCCGACATTGAGAACGCCAAGTTCATTCGCGAGCAAGGGGCTGGTTGCTGGTTTCCGTCTTACCTAGAGCATAGGGCGCGTGCGCCTATCTGGGGTACACGCTGGGTGTTGGTCGCTTGGTTTACTGGACCAGCTTGGAAATGATCCAACTCAATCCAGAGCTATGGATGATGACACCCAAGGGTGAGGGTCTTGCATTCCTGGTGACAGACTATGGGATGGATCATAACAAGATATTCACGGTTATGCTTAATACTGGCGAGATACTTGACTTTGACCTTCGCGACTGTCGTAGATGTGAGAACCCAAGCTTCGGGGTACAGGCACCATCAGTGCCTAATCCCTATTACAACATATAAGGAGAATAGAATATGCTAGGCAAAGACGTATCAAAGAATATGCACGAGTTGGCGATGGACAACAAGAAGAAGGGCAAAGAGCGTGGAGCAGGCGGTAAGCCTCGCTCGCGTCAGCAGATGATTGCGATAGCACTCTCTGCTGCTGGGAAGAGCAAGCCTCGCAAGTTTCGGATGCGATCTGGTTCGTAATGCAAGTCGAGGCTAAAGATCGCCTCAAGTGGGCGCGCGATATGCTTGCAATTGCACGCAATAAGCTTGCAGTTGAGAGGGATCGCGCGACTCACGGACACGCGATAGATATGATCCAGATCATAACGATGGTGGATGCAGCCAGCCTGGTGTGCAAAGAGGTAGCGGGGGATGAATGAAAAGACACACCTCGATTTATTTAGCGGGATCGGAGGATTTGCCTTGGCAGCAAAGTGGAATGGATATAGAACCGTTGGCTTCTGTGACAACGAACCCTACGCACAAGCAGTCCTCAAAAAGCATTGGCCAGAAGTGCCATGCCACAAAGACATCCGAGAAGTACGAGGCGAGCTATACGCAGGAGTCACTCTTCTCACAGGTGGATTCCCCTGCCAGCCATTCTCCAATGCTGGGAAGCAAAGAGGCAAGAACGATGACCGCTATCTCTGGCCAGAAATGCTTAGGGTCATACGCGAAGCAAGGCCAACTTGGATCATTGGTGAGAATGTTGCTGGGATCGTCAATATGGAACTCGACCAGGTGTGCGCTGATTTGGAAGGTCAAGGTTACGAAGTCGAGCCGATCATTGTTCCAGCTTGCGCCGTCGACGCGCCGCATAGAAGAGACAGGGTTTGGATTGTGGGCCACTCCAAACTCAATGGACTCACTGCCTCCAAGACAAGCGGAGGATTGCTCGACCAATCAGAAGAACAGAGAGGGAAGGTCAAGGAGTGGGAATCTTCGGGAGCAGGTTGTACATCCTCAAATGTGGCCGACTCCGTCAGCCTGTCCGAGAGGAGCGCACACGGGAGCAAGGAGG